TCTAGCATTAAGTCTAATGGATTAGGCGTTGAGATGACACGTAAGGTCAAGCGGTTAGGATGTTCATCTATTAAAGATATTATTGAGAACCATAAGTTAGATATTCATGATGAAGAAACTATCATGGAGATTTCAACGTTTGAAGCTAGGGGTACTTCTTATGAAGCCTCAAATGGTAACTATGATGATATTATGATGAATTTAGTTATGTTTGGTTATTTTGCGGGTAGTGATATCTTTGCAGAAATGGCTGATGTAAACTTAAAGCAAATGATGTATAATGATCGTATTCAGGAGATTGATAATGATCTACCTCCTTTTGGATTTATTGATGATGGTACTGAACACATGGATGATCTGGTTGCTAGAAACAATACATATGATCCATTCTCGTGGAATAACGATGAATATTAAATTATTATAAATAGATATACATTGATATTATTTCGTATTATGTACTCTTATAATTAGTTCAACGAGAAGGAAAGTGTTATGGCAACAACTTTACGTTCACCTGGCATAGCGGTAAAGGAAATTGATCTAAGTGGCGTTGTGCCATCTACTCAATCAACTACTGGCGCATATGTAGGTAATTTTAGCTGGGGTCCAGTTCGTGAAGCTATCTTAGTAGGCAATGAAGCCACTTTAGTTTCAGAATTTGGTACACCTAGTGCAACAAGTGCTGTTGATTATCTATCAGCTGCATATTTCTTAAAATATTCAGGCTCTTTATATGTAACTCGTGAAGTTACATCTGCAGCTTATAACGCGGTAGCTAATACAGACTCAGGTTCAGTAGGTGTAGTTGTTCGTAACGAAGATCATTGGGAACAAGTTAAATCTGGTTTCTCGGGTGATTCTGGCGATACAGATACTGGTGCATTTATTGCTAAATATCCTGGTGAATTAGGTAACAGCATTAAGGTTTCTATTTGTCCTCAAGCTGGTACATTTGCTTCATGGTCTTATGCTGATGAATTCGATACAGCTCCTGGTACATCTACTTGGGCTTCAGATCGTTCAGCTACTAACGATGAAGTACATGTAGTAGTAGTTGATGCGGATGGTGGTATTACTGGTACTCCTGGTGCGGTATTAGAGAAGTTTGGATATCTTTCAGCTGCTTCTGGTGCTAAGACTGTAGATGGTTCATCTAACTATATTGCTGATGTATTAAACAATGGCTCTGAATATGTTTGGATGGCTTACGTAGATACAGCTCGTCTTCCAATGGGTGCTAACTGGGGAACACCAGCTACAGCAAGCAAAGATTACTCAACTGGTATTAGTTGGACTGATAGTGGTGCTACTGTTACTTTTGTAAACGGTGCTAACTCTGGATCATTAACTACTGCTGAATATGCTACTGGTTTTGATCTATATGAAGACCGTGAAAATATTGAAGTAGATTTCTTAATCGCTCCAGGATTATCAGCTACAGCTGATCAAGTAACTGTTACTAACGATCTTGTTGCCACAGCTACTTTACGTAAAGATTGTGTTGTTGTTGCGTCACCTAACCGTGAAGCAGTAATTAATAACACTAATATTGTTACTGATACTGTAACTCACTTCTCGTCTGTAACTAATTCAAGTTATTTAGTAGCAGATAATAACTACTTAAAAGTATATGATAAGTACAATGATCAGTATGTGTTCATTCCAGCTGCATCATCTACTGCAGGGATTATGGCAGCAACTGATTTAGTAGCAGCTCCGTTCTTCTCTCCAGCAGGACCTCGTCGTGGTCAATACTTAGGTATTACTGGATTAGCTTATTCTGCTTCTCAGACTGAGCGTGATACATTGTATAAAGCAAGTATCAACCCAATCGCTAATATTCCTGGACAGGGTATTATGTTATTTGGTGATAAGACTCACATGGCTCGCCCAAGTGCATTTGATCGCATTAACGTACGTCGTTTATTCTTAATGATTGAACGTGCTATCTCATTAGCAGCTCGTAATGTAATGTTTGAATTCAATGATGAGTTTACTCGTGCTGAGTTTGTTAACATTGTAGAACCTTACTTGCGTGAGATTAAAGGTCGTCGTGGTATTACTGATTTCCGTGTTGTATGTGATGCTACAAACAATACTGATGTAATTATCGATAATAATGAATTCCAAGCTGACATCTTTGTTAAGCCTGCTCGTTCAATCAACTTTGTTACTCTTAACTTTGTTGCCGTACGTTCTGGTGTAGCATTCGAAGAAGTAGTTGGCACGGTATAAGGGGATAAGAAATGGCAATTTTAAGTGTTGATGACTTTAAAGCTCAATTAAAAGGTGGTGGCGCACGTCCTAACCTATTTAAAGTAACTGTTAACTTCCCAGCTTATGCTGGTGGTAATGCTACTGTTACTTCTTTTATGGTTAAGGCAGCCCAGTTACCTGGATCAACAGTAGCTCCAGTTGATGTACCGTTTCGTGGTCGTATTTTAAAGATCGCGGGTGAACGTACTTTCGATCCTTGGACTATCACAGTAATCAACGATACAGATTTTAATGTACGTGATGCTATGGAACGTTGGTCTAATGGTATTAACTCTCATTCAGAGAACACTGGTTTAGTTAGTCCTGCTGACTACCAAGCTGATATGATTGTTGAACAGTTAGATAAAGATGAGACTGTAATCAAGCGTTATGACTTCCGTGGGGCATTTCCTACTGTAGTTTCTCCAATTGAATTAGCTTATGATGCTAATGATCAGATTGAAGAATTTACTGTTGAATTTGCTATCCAATACTGGGAATCAAATACGACTAGCTAATAGTCTTTAATAGGGACACCTTCGGGTGTTCTTATTTAAGCTAATCAGGTTTAAATAAGAG